CAAATTTTATGAAAGGAGGCGATCAAATTGCCTAAAAGTAACGAAACCAAGAAATCGGGTATTTTGAGTGCAGATTCGTTGTTTGATGAAGCGTTCAATTTACCTCACCCAGGCTTGCGGTCCTACTTTGACAATGTCAGAAAAGGACAACCTGATGAGTACAGAACCACCTTTGCAAGAGGGTGCTCAGTCGAAAGTGTTCTGAAAGATTGGAGTACCACACTCGAGTCGATCACTGACAGATGGCCGACTCTTGTGGACTTCGAAAACGACCTAAAGGCTAAGGTCGGACCAATGTCTATTATGAAGCCACTGTCCGAAAGGCTTCAGGACATTGATCATTACTACGACGGAATTCTCCTTCCGTCAACGCCTGTATCTGACAGTGCACTTAAAGCAGTAATCTCAGAATTTAAGGGCACAAAAGGTCTAAGGGTTAGGGATCAGAAACGTACCACTGATCTGATGAAGAAGTCGACTAACTCCGGATCTCCGTATTTCACCAAGAGACGTACGGTAGTAGGGAAAACAATTCCCTGCAAAGTGTCTCCCTATGAACTCATTTGCGATCAGGGAGCGCGTGTCACAGGTGTGTCTCAGTATTTGGATTGGCAGTCCAATTCTGGGCATAACTGGGAAGCTGTGGCTGTCCTAGGATGGAGAGGCCAAGAAGGCGGACCTACTGCAGATGATGTTAAGCAGCGAGTGGTTTGGATGTTTCCATTCGCAGTAAACGTCGCTGAGCTGCAGGTGTATCAACCACTGATTGAGAGTTGTCAGAAACTCAATCTCGTTCCTGCATGGGTTAGCATGGACGAAGTCGACCGACGTGTTACACGTATGTTTGACACGAAGGGTGTGGACGACTTAGTGGTATGCACAGACTTCAGCAAGTTCGATCAGCACTTTAACCAGAGTATGCAGAACGCTGCAAAATTTATTTTGCAGGCGATCTTATCACGGCATGACTCTTCAGAAGAGTGGCTGCGGCTTGTATTCCCCATTAAGTACTCTATACCTCTGGCTTATGATTACGGCCGGGTACGTGTCGGAAATCACGGCATGGGAAGTGGTTCTGGGGGAACCAACGCGGATGAGACATTGGCTCACCGTGCGCTTCAATATGAAGCTGCTCTCGTAAAATCCACCAAACTTAACCCGAATTCACAGTGCTTGGGAGATGATGGAGTTCTCACGTATCCAGGCATCACTGTGGAGGATGTAGTGCGATCGTATACTGCACATGGTCTTGAAATGAACGAGAGCAAGCAGTACGCGAGCAAACAGGATTGCGTATACTTACGGCGCTGGCACCATGTTAATTACAGAGTCGACGGAGTGTGCGCAGGCGTCTATTCAACCTACCGTGCGCTTGGCAGGCTGATGGAGCAAGAACGGTACTATGACCCTGAGATATGGGGAGCGAAGATGGTTGCTCTGCGACAACTGTCTATTATAGAGAATGTGAAATACCATCCTCTACGTGCCGAATTCGCAGAATTTTGCATGAAAAGGGATAAATACAGATTGGGTGTGGATATCCCAGGTTTCCTTGACAATGTGGACAGTATTGCTAGGGAAGCTATCGATCTCATGCCAGACTTTCTTGGCTATACGAAGAGTATGGTTAAAGATCAGACAGGACTATCATCGTGGTGGATAGTCAACTATCTAAAGTCTAAGCGATAAAATCGAGATGGTGCTTAAACCATTGGCCTCAT